TCTTGTAAGGACTCATATTCGCGTCCAAGGTGGAGGGCATCCACAATGTCGACACATAGGCCACGGATACTGGATGGCTTTATGACCGCGCCATGAGCATACGAACAACCGCACGCATAACGCCCGGAAACGCAGGAATGTCGTCATTTCTTTCGTTCCAGTACCGCGCCGCACTCGCACTTCTTCGGCAGCGGGTCCGGGTTCGACTTGTGGATGAATACTCCCTCGTTGCCAGTGGGAATACGATGGATCTCGCCCTTGATCTCTTTGCAATGTTGGCACCAGATGATTGCTTCTCGCTCCATCACGCAACATCCGGAAGCTTGAAAGTTCCGGCGGCTTCGATCATGTCCTGCCGGGCTGCGGCGAAAACGGCGCGCAATTCCTTGAGCATGGATTCCTGCGCATCGAGGAACGCTTTCGCCTTCACCGCGCACGCCTCGCAATAATCCCTCTTTAGCACGAAGCCGATTTGCTTGGGCTCGGCAACAGGTTGGTTGCAACCGTCGCATGTGAAAATCGCGGCCATCAGTAGCTCCCCGTTCGTTGACCAGATCGCTTCAGCACCGGAGCGCCACCACGCAGAAACCGGAACACCGGGTCCGAGTTGGCGAGGTACTTCAGCAACGTTGGATAGTCATCATTTCGGTCCTTCGGCGTTTGCTTCTGATCCCTGTCGACGTTCTTCGAGAACTCGCCCCACGAGTAGCGGTTCATCATGTAGATCGTGTCCTTGCAGCGCGGATGCACTTTGATTCTCGGGCGCATTGTGTCCGGGTCTGGCTTGAGCAGTTGGTTGATACGCTGCCGGCCTACGTCGATGTCGTTGGCTAGATCACAGTACAAGCCCGCAGAAGCAAACTCATCCTGCCACGTCACGTCTCTTCGTTGCCCGGAAGGGCTCGCCATCATGTTCGGGTCGGATAGCCTCTGCGCGACGTAGAAGCCGAATTCCTTCTCGATCCTCTCGACTTCGCGCTTCACCTCAACGCAGTCTCCATCAAGCTTTCCTTCGGCGGCGATCCACCAGTCGTCGGCCGGGTCGATCTGGACGTGCAGCCACATGTGGGGCTTGCGAGGATGCGGATCTAGGAGAAACACGGTCGGCCACGTCCGAGAATGGTCGAACTCCTCGACGTGGTTGTAATTCACGATATAGTCCGAGCCACAGTACCCGCATGCAGGCTTGATGCCTGGAATCTTGACGACCGCCTTCCCGCAGGGGAAACACCACGTCTTAGAGTTGTCGCTGAATTCCGGATGGATTCGATTCGAGAACCTGATCGGCTTCCCGTAGATGCGGACGTTCGTGATTTCCTGCGACCACTTCTGCGCCTGGGCGGCGACGGCCTCTTGCTTGAGGTGAGGGTTTTCGGTCGTCCAGAGCTCGATCCACGTGATCGTCGGATCGGAGCCTGAGCGGCCGGGCTCGTAGACCTCGTCGTAGAGCCAGTCGACCGCAATCGCTGGGTCATCTGGCCACGTCATCGCGAGGAGCATCCTCCCGTCCACGCGCATCGTGCGGGCTTCGTTCTCACGCCAGATCGAAAGCGGCGGGGGTTCGTCATGGGCGCAGATGTGAAAGTCGCCCGATGCGAAGTCGGTTGAATCCTGGTCTATCGACATGAACTGGATCGTCGACTCCCCAAGCACCTTTTCCGGGTTGTGCGGGTCTCGGCATAGGATTCGCAGCATCCGCAGGCGGTTGGTGTAGCTGCGGTCCCATTCGCCGTCGATGAGGCACGATTTCGGCACGATGCCCCAGTGCCCTTTGATTCCGCCAGGACGATCAACACCCGACCATCTAAACCATTGCAGCTTGGGAAGGATGATTGGCTCTAGGACAGTGGTTAATGACTCCACAGTAACGCGGCATTGAATTGGGCCACGAAACTTTTGTTCGATGAGATGGCGCTGAACATACGGAAACACGCCAGTAGCACACATGATGACTTCAGTAAGCATCGTGGAGGTTTTAGCAGATCCGTTCCCTCCCCCCGCAGCTACAACGTGCCCTTTAGACTCATGAAATTGTTGCGCCTTTGCAGACACCGGCTTCAAGAACAGGATTTGCGATTCCTTGCGATCTTGCTCGCTGATAGATACAGCGGTTCGGAACAGGGCCTCGAACTGATCCTGCGGGAGATTGCTGATTTCGTCAGGACGTAGAGATTGCAGGTCCATCACTTCTTTTCCTCCACGACCGTAGCGGTTCCTTCAATCGTTATCCCGCGTCTCTGCCCTTCGGCGATCAAGAGTGGCATCATTTCATGGAGTTTTTTCCTTTCAAGATCGCTCACAATGACAGTTGCCTCACCGCGCAGGAGGTTTCGTTTCTCGACGAGCGCGGTCATGCCGAGCATGATGTCCCTGGCGGAAGCCTCGGACAGCACCTTGTCGTCGAGGTAGAACGCGCACAGGTCGATCTTCCTGCCGAGCATTTCCAGAATCTCGGCGGTCCTTAGTTCCTTCGCCGCGTACACCGCCCCCGCGTATTTCACCTTGAGGCGCTTGACCAGGGCTTCGCTTACCTTGTCTGGGATGCCGAGTTCCTTCAGTTGGGAATTGACGCGCTCGATCGCCTTCCTGCGGCTCTCGCTCCACGGGTCTGAAGCGGCTTCGAGGGCGGCGGCGGCGAGTTCCGGGTTTCGGATTTCCGCGCCTTTCGCTTGGGGAGGGCGCTGCTTCTTCGAAAGCCCGAGTTTCTTGTAGGCCACCACAAGGGTTTTGTTCACCACGGGGGCGCTGATCCCGCGAATGGCGGCGATCTCCTTCATCGTCTTACCCTCGAGCTTCAGGTCGTATACCGCCTGCTGCTTCGCGGTAAGCGGTTTGTGCCCGGCCGGCGCAGACTCCCCCGCTAGCGAGGAGGGAGTAGCGGTAGGAGCCTGCGCCGTCGTGCTCGGTTCGGTCACTTCTTCGATTCCTGCAAAAGTTCGTCTTGCCCGAGCACCAGCAGGCCGATTCTCGATGCAAGGTCGCCGTTGTATTCCATCGTGCGGATTTTCCAGTTCCCGTTCTTGAGCGTTTCCCGGTAAACGATGACGAACTCCTCGAATCGCTCCGGATGCTCGCGCGCCAGCAAGGCAAGCTCTGAAAGCCGATCATAGGCGGAGGCGCCTTTTTTCCAGATCGGAAGCGTGGCTAGGTTGTCGCTCAATGGACGAGCTTTCCCTTCACGCTGAAGCGCTCTAGGGCGTTCATCAATCCCTCCGGTTGTCCGACATCCAGCGCCAAATCCTCAGCGCCTCGGACTCGCTCAGGTGCTTGTAGGTCACGTGCGGCCTCTCGTTCTCGACCAGCGGCAGCGGAACCCCCAACACAGGGCACCGGACCAGACCGCCCAGCCGGCAGGTCGTGCATATCGGCCCGTTGTGGTTCGGGCAGATCACGGCGTCAGCGGCTCGCCATTGGCCGTCAGCCCGAACGGGATGGCGTGGCCGCGCAGCAGATTGCACCGCACGCACACCGGCTCGATCTCAAGCGGTTTGTTGTAGTCCCTGTGGTCGTAGTGCCTCGCAGGAGCGCCGCAGTCCACGCACACGCATTCCTTGGCCGGCGGTAGTTCTCCGCGCCGGATAGCCCGGTGGACGGCGTACTCGACCGAGCATGGCTTGCAGCCCGTACCGCAGAAGTCGCAATACTTCGATCGCGGAGTTTTCGTCGGTCGCTTGGTGCAAACGACGCAGAGCTTCATGCCCGCTTCCCCCAGCGCGCCGCAGCGGCCAGCTTGGCGATCTCAGACCGCCGCTTAGGAGAAAGACGCGCAGCCCTCGCCGCACCACCGACCAACCCGCCGCGTCGCCCTAGCTCCTCAGCCGCATGCTTGACAGAGATGCTTGACCGGAGAGGCATCGCCGCCGTCTCCGCGCGTGGCGCGTGGACCTCAACTGCCACCTCCTTCACCACCGGGCTCACCACCAGACTCGGCGAAGTCGCACGCGAAGGACTCGCGGAAAAAACATGGTCGACGCCGTAATGCTCCACACCGCACAACCGACACTTCGGCGGCTTCACGGGTGCGGCTCCTCTCCTACGGCTGGTCTAGGGCATCCAACGCCGCAGCTACGCCCCCGGGGGTGTTCCGGTCCGCCTCTGGCCCCTTGCACCTGGCACGAGCTGGGGCTAGTGGCATGCGTTGCTATACGGGATAGCAACGTACATGCAGGGATATCAAGGGCTTGCGTCACTCCGGACCTGCTGAAATCGAATGAGCCAGCCTTTGCTGCGCTGCGATTGCGTGCCCATGCCCATCCTCGAGCGCCGGCCGATCTCTTTAGCTGCCTGCGCACACGCAAAGCCTTAGTGCCTACATGATCCATCCCTCAGCCCCTCCCCGGCATGAGGTTCCCGGCTGGTCGGCGCAGGTCCAGGTCGACGCGCTGCGCGGCCTGCTGGGCTTGGTAGATGACCTGGCCGCGGTAGTTGAGGACCGAGGCGCCGTCGTCAGTCCACATGCCGTACCGAGTCCAGCGAACAGTGGAAGACTGATTAGAGAAGCGAGAAGGGACGCAGCCACATCCGGGTTTCGCGGAGTGATTTTCAGCCTGCGGCCGGGTTTCCAGAATCAAGAACTGCACCCTCTTATTCGCTGGGGTGCGTCGAACCTTATTACACGTGCAGCCTGGTTGCAGGACTTTGCTATTCAGATATGCATAAAGATAGTGCTTGACGCCTTATAGCGCTTTATGCATATAATGCCCCTGTAGTCCAACCACAGGAGGCACCAGATGACCAAACACACGCCCGCAACGCCGCTGCCGTGGAAGTCCTGGGACGATGATGGCACAGGTACAAAGCCGTGCGTCCTCG